GGGGTTAATGGATAGACCAGGTGGCGTTGTCATTGACCGTGACGGTCACGCCATCTGACACGGTGATAGGCCCAACGCTGGCAGCGTTGTAGGCGCTGGCAACGGTGAAGTCGGTGGTGATGAAGCGCGGGTTGAGTCGGATTAGGGCACTCACCGTAGTAAAGCTACCAGCCGCAGGGGTTGTTCCACCGATCACGGTGCCGTCTATCGTGCCGCCGTTGATGTCGATGGTCGTGACAGTCCCGCCGTTTGATGTCGTACCGCTGTAAGAGGGGTTGGACAGCACAGGGCTGGTCAGCGTCTTGTTGGTCAGCGTTTCAGTGCCTGCAAGTGTGGCCAGCGTCCCAGAGGTCGGGAACGTCACGCCAGTGGTGCCGGTGAACGTGAACGTCCCCACATAGGCCCCTACCGTTGCGAACGTGCTGCCATCCGCAAGGGTCAGTGTTGCCGCTGTGGCTGGAGCCGTGAATACCACCTTGTTGATGCTTGTGGCCGTTGCAACGCCAAGTACGGGGGTTACCAGTGTCGGCGTGTTGGCAAACACCAAAGCGCCTGACCCGGTTTCATCCGTCACAGCAGAAGCCAGATTCGCGCTGCTTGGTGTCGCCAGGAAGGTGGCAACGCTGGTTCCCAAGCCCGCAACGCCGGTTGAAACTGGCAGGCCCGTGCAGTTCGTCAGCGTGCCGGATGTTGGAGTCCCAAGCAGTGGCGTCACAAGGGTCGGGCTTGTAGCCCTTACGCCGTTGCCCGTGCCCGTGGTTGTGATGGCCTCTACAGCAGTTCCTGCGCTGTTGACGGCCAAGACCTTGGAGCCGTTTCCGGTGATCGTGGGGAGTTTGTTAAACGCCGTTTCAATGGCATCCAGTTCCGTCCTCATCGATGCCGATGAACCCAGCGTACCGAACGCCGGGAAAGTAGTGTGGTTGTACCAGTCGCTCATCGCAATTGCCTTCTGGTTGTGAAGTCCACGATTGCGCCGTTCAAAGTGATCGGTGCGTACTCGTCAGAACTTCCTGAAAAAATGAGGGAGATGTTTTCGGCTGTACCGTCAAGGTCAGCCTCTGCCGGAATAAGGGTCTGGCCATCCCAATAAAACTGATCCCATGTGAAGCTGTCCCACCGGTCCGAACTGAGGTTCGTGGTAATGGATTCGGCGGTACTTTGTGGGTACTCCGATTTCCCATATCCGATGTTTGAGCCCATCGAGAATTGCGCGTAACCAGCGCCAGATACCTCGATCACAGCCTTGCGGAATGTCTTGAGTTGCCTCGGGCTCTTGAAGTGGTTGAATGCCAATTCAGCCGACCATGAAATTTGTTCGCCGTTGTGTGATGTGCCTCTCTCCATCTGGTATACAAATCCATCAGTGGCACCAAAGAACACTTCTTCAGCACCCGAGTCAGCCTCCAGAGAACAGACGCAATAGGGTGAATGGCTCAGTGCAATCGGCATCAGGCCAGCCACCTTGTTGCCAATGAAGGTCACATACAGCGCAGCACCGTTTTGAAAGAAAAGCCTGTATTGATTTTTCTCGCGCACCACACATGAAGCCACAACGCTAGAGCGATGCGAGTTGATAAACGGCTTAACGGAGGTGGAGACATCGGCGCTGGCGAAGTTGCCGAAGTTCTGCGATGTGGCCAACAGGGTGATACCCCGGTCGTCCAGTGCAATGCCCTGATTGACGTACTGCTGACTCCACTCAATCGCCCCAGCGTCGGGGTTGAATGGAACCAAATTCCAGTCGCTTGAGTTGTTGCCGTACAGCACCCATGTGGCGTTACGGGTGTAGATCACCAACGTGCCAACGGAAGTCCCGCCTGGTTGCAGCAGGAAGCCCGTGCAGTAGTCTCCAACAGCTATTTCACTGGCTCCAGTTACCACCGTCCATGAGTAAGGGGTTCCGATGCCGGAATGCTGAACAGACCCGTCGAAGTTGTAGAACAAATGGTTCTTGTGCGCTTTGACGTGTTGCGGTGTATCTGGGCTCATGCCCGTGTCGATCAGCACAAACGTGGCGCCATCGAACTCAAACCCACGATGCACGCCGCTGACGCCGTACATCTTGGTCATGCCAGCCGTGCCGCCGAAGTTGTTATTGATGAACTCGTACCGACCTGATGGCGCCAGCGTGATTGCTGTGCTGTCACCGGCAATAGTGGCGAGGTTTGTCGATGCGCCTACATTCAGGTTTTCGGCTTGGAATGTTCCCGTCTGACTGGCAAAGAACAGTCTTCCAGCAGCATCCCCACCGGCCCATGAACCACTGACAAGAATGACCTTGGTGATCACGGCGGTCGCTGAAGATGTGGCGCCCGTGATGGTGTCGCCTGCGGCAATCTCCGTAGTTCCGCCTGACGTGAAGGCGATTTCTCTACCCAGGGCAACAGCAGTCCATCCGGATGACGTCGCCACGTGCATGACGGCGGCCGTGCCGCCAGCGTTGTTGCGGATTGCGTAGCTGTTCCCTGCGTACTTCCACACGCCAAGCACACTACCGCTGCCAGGTACTTCGCCGATGTCATCGCGGTACAGATCAGCAGCAAGATTGAGGTAGGTTGCGTTGAGTGCAGGCGTAGCCGCAGAAGATACCGACTCGCCTCCCGTGGACGTGGCCACCTGACTGCCACTGATGTTCAGAACTTCGGTGGTGAAGTTGCCCACCAGTTTGGTGACGACAAAATACTCATCCTGTACCGCGCCGATGATGACAGCCGTTGCCCCTGACGTGGCGCCGGTCAGCGTGTCACCATTGGCGTAAGAGTCCGTCATCGTAGCGGGCAGAATGTAATAGACAGCATCCGATGGTTTGGGTCGTCCGTCGAATGCCTCGTACCCTGTCAGCGTCACCAGCCCACCATCAAGGCCGACCTCGACGTTTGTTGCAGAGCGGCAGAGTCCGGGGCTCTGGCTCAAAGGTGGTGATACCTGATCCAGCCCACCACGGAACGCCCAATACTGCGAGGACGTTGCTGGAATTTGCAGCGTCATACCAGCGGCCTCCCTACCTCGTTAGGAGGTAATTGGGTGCGCTGCATTTCCGTCATCATCCGCATGTACTCGGCTTGCCCGTCTGAGTACACTTCCGCAGCGCCGGTATAGCGCCCGTACTTCATCATTGCGCGGTACACAATGGCCATGTGGTACTCGCTGGGCATGCTTGGCTCATCAGCGTCCAACGCCATTTCAGTAGCTGACTTCTGGTACTCGCCGCTTACCGTGTAGATGTCGCCCGGCTTGGGGGCAAGTAAAAGCGATTGGTCGTTGTCCACCGTGAAATACAGTGGCTGGCCGTTGGATTGAGCGCCCACATTGAAGCGGTGATACCAGTCCAGATAGGGCAAGTAATACAACTCGGTTTCGGTGTCGCTGCCTGCGGATGCGAGGTAAATCTTGAGCGTTGTCAGGCGCCATGCTCGGAATGCCGATATTGCAGCGCTGGCCACGGTATCGGTGCAATCGGTGGTCAGGTACTTGCCATCACCAGAAGTTGTATTGACCGTGAAGGGTGCCGCCATGAAGCGCCAGTTGTCCCGGCGCGTCTGAATGTCCATCCAAGCGGAATTCACCCACTTGACGATCTGGCCCAGTCGTCCGGTTTGGCCGGCCACAGCACTAGGCCCGGTCAGGCTTGAGCTGCACTCCGATGCCGTGCGCTGGCAAAGTTGAAGGAAGTTCATTCAGCTTTCCCCAGTACAGCGCGCAGAGCGTTGCGTTCGTCGGCGGTCAGTCGGGCCACCCTGGCGGTGGCAGCGGCAGATGACTTTTTCGACTCGATGCGGCGCAGAATCTTGCGGCGCTTGGAATCGATCTTTGGCAACTCATTGCCCAGTCGCACAAATTCAGCCTGAAGCTCGGCCAAGGTGGCGGTGTCCAGCTTCATTTCAACCAGCCATGGCCAGGGTAGCCTTCAGCCAATGCTCACCCATGGGGTTGGTGTCTTTGACCATCGCAAAGTCATAGCGCAACCCGGTGTGCGGGACGTTGAGGATTTGCTTGATACCCTCTTCGTTCGTGACTTCGCGCTGTTGGTAGCTGGTCGACTTCAGGTTGGCGAGCTTGTCCACAAAACAGCGGCGAACGGTCTTTGTTTCACCCCTGCGGAAAACCTCAGTCTTCCCGTTGATCGTGAGCTCGAAAATCTGGTCAGCGTTTTTGTCGGTGGTGGTGGCTGGTCGAATGGTGACCAACTCGTTCATGAACGCCAGCATGGCGACCTTCTCGGGGTCGGGCATGCGGTCTGCAACCTGTACCAACTTGGGTTCACCAGCGCCATCGCCAACACGCACGGTATGGCCCAACGGCTGATCGGCTGTTTCGATGATCGACCCTGAGTTGACCGGGTTGTTCTTGGCTTGATTCGGGATACCTCGTGGCATGAAAACTCCTTTTGGTTGGGGAATGAAAAAGGGCTCCCGAAGGAGCCCCTGCATTACGAGAGCCTGTTTAAGAGGCTTGCGTGAAGGTCACACCGGCTGCAACCGCGCTGATCGCGTAGGCGAACCAACTGGTGCCGTCGCTGTAGACCTCTACCTTGTCACCGGCAAGGGCTTGGCCATCTACAAAAGTGATGGTGTCGTCTGCCGTGCCGGTATCGCCTGCATCACCGGCAACGCTGTTTTGGCGCCCCTTGATGATGTTGGCCGATGAAGCAGAAACCACGGTGTAGCTGGCGCCGGATGGTGCCGCACCAACAATGAAGGTGAAGCGAAGGCCTAAGGCTGCTGCTGGCAAAGTGGTCACAAATTCAGTGGCCGAACTGAGGATCACAATCTTGCCGTTCTCGGCTGCGGTGAGTGTGCGAGTTGCAGACACAACCTCAGTAACCGGGACGCCAAGAGTGGTTTCGGTGCCGTCAGTGCTGGTAACCACCAGAGAGGCGTTTTTGCCGAGGACCAGTTTGCGCGTGACGCGCACGAGAGAGAAGATTTTGTCAAGCATGATTGCTTCCTTTAGAAGTGTTGTGAAGATGAAGCGCCCCCCCCGCGATGGAGGGGCCTATGCCTTACGCGGTCTGAGGACGGCTCGGCAGGGTGCTGACGTTGATCGCAGTACCAGCGGTGATGCCGGTCGCGGTCCAGCTCGAAGTGCCGAACGTGAAGTCAGATGCCGATGGCGCGGTGCGAACCAACAGGTAACCAATCGGGCAGAAGTCATCCGGCAGATTGGGGAACTGTGGGGGATTGCGGAATGCGCCAGCGGTGGTCGTCACGCCTACTTCAGTGGCCTCGATGCCACCTTGGCAGACTTTAATCGCGCCTGCTGCGTTGACGCCGAAGACATAGACGCAGGCCGTGTTGTCGGTCTGAGCCACGAAAGCGGCGCCAGTGGCAGCATCGGAGGTGGGCGTAGCAGTGTTGGTCTGGGCTGTGAGGCCCGTCGCAAACTTGCCTTTGATGGAGCACACGGTTGTGGCCGTGGTCGTGTAGGTGCTGGTGGTGCCTTTGGCAAGGCCGCAGTTCATGAGGTTGATCGTGAAGCCGCGAGTATCGAGAGATTGCATGATTTGTTTCCTTTCAGTTGATAGCGGGGCGACACTTAGCCGCCCCTTGTGCTTTACAGGTCGGTAACACCGGCTTCGATCACGCCGAACCAACCGTTGTTCACGATCTTGGCGGCGGACCAGAAGGAGGCGCCGACATAGCCGCGCTGGCCGAACGGGTCTTCTTTGGTCTTGCTCTTGGCGGGGATGTGCGTGACATCAAAGTTGAGGTTCAACGCGACGTCATACACAGCATCTTCTGCGCACACCAGGTAGGGGTACACATCGATGTTGGTGCCGCTGGTGGACTTCAACCCCGTGCTGCCAACAGCAGCGCCAGCATCCGCATAGGGAGCCAGTTCTTTGGAGGTGATGAAGCGGAAGCGACCAACAGCGCCGAGCTCGTGAGGGCTCAGGGGTTTGCGGTTGGCGTACTTGGCCACGGGCACGAAGTCTTCAAGGCGGCGAACATCATGTTCGCAGTCGGTGCTGCAGAAAACGATGTAGCCTGCCTCGATGGCTGCGGTGTCGTAAGCGGGGCCGGGAGCGAGGATGCTCGTGACCATCTTGGCGCCGTTGCCTTGCAGCGTGCGCGACATCAGCGAGAAGCCGTTGTACGTTGCGCCTTCGTCCACCGTTGCGCGGGTCGTGCCACCGCTGAATTGGACGTTCGTTGCGGCTTTCATCTCACCGTAACGCACCATTTCACGGACCAGGCCCATTTCCATCGCGGTCTGCGCCATCTGATCGCCGGGGATGTCGTCCTCGTGCAGGTCAGCCATTTTGTCGGTGTAGCTGTACAGCACTGCGTACTGGTTCACGGCCACGTTGACATCGCGGTAGGACAGGGCGCGAGCAGCAGGCGTTACGCCTTCTTGCACCACGTAGGTAGGCGCAGAGACAGACCAGCGGTTGATCGTCTGCGAGTTGGTTGTTGCACCACCGGCCGGGATAACGGCACGGTAAGTGATGTTGTCGCCCTTGTTTTTGGGCATCTTCTTGGGCGTGACGCCCATCATCAAAACCTCGGCGGGCTCGGAGATCGCCAGCATTTCGCCTTTGATCTCATTGATGCGCCCAACGGGGCTGGTGTAGGTATTTCCTGGCATGATTGTCTTTCGTTAGAAGTGACGGCGGCGGCGGTTGTATCCAACCATTGCCGCCTGTTCGTCTGATAAGGTGGATGGCTGCGCCTTGGTGGGTGTGCCCTTGGGCGTCACCGCGGCGTCAAGCCGGTTCTGTTTCTTCTGGCGCGCGGCTCGTTCGTCATCGCGCACCTTCTTGAAGTCCGTAAAACACTGCGACAGGACGGCGGGGTTCCAGGTGCTGGCGACCTTCTCCTGGTACTCGGGCGTCTTGGAAGTGAGCCACGCCTTGAATTCAGGCGACTTTTTCACTTCGTGGCGGTCTGGGTGGGCTTCATCTATCAACTCGATGGCGGTCTTCTGGCGGTCCTCAAGGACTGCCTTTTGAATCCGCTCGTCAAGGTCGGGCACAGCTTGTTGCTTGCTGCCCAGCACCTTCAGGGCGTGTACCAGAGGTCCGCCGATCTCGGGGAAGTCGCTCGCTACTTCTTCGGCTTTCTTGATCGCGGCGGCCAACTCGTCGGAGTCAGCGGGCGCTTCCTTGGCCGTCATAAGTTGTTTCAGCGTGCGATTGATGTTCCCGATCTCGCCGTACATCTTTCGTTGCTCGACGCTGCCGAATGCCAGCTCGGAGACTTTGGCCTTGAGGGCTTTCAGTTCATCCTCTACTTTCACCACAGCTTCGCCAGCCTCTGGGGTCGCGCCCCCATTGGATTCACCGGATGCATCGTCGGCAAATTCAGTGGGGGCCTTTTCTGTTAAGACTTCAACAGGCTCGGTGGGGGGCTGTTCGCCGCGCGCCTTGCGTGCATACCCGGCCTGGGCTGCTGCCAGTTCGGCGGCCTGGGCTTGCGCCTGGGCCTGGCCTTCTTGGACTGTGCTCAATTCGGGTGCGTCAACATCGCTCATTCGGGTGCTCCAAATAAAAAAGCCCGCACAGTAGCGGGCCAACAGACAGGGGGAGACTTTTCAGCCTGCGCCCGTCACCGACTCTTCTCAGGCTCATCGCCCAAGGAAAGAAACTTCTTGATCTCGTCTATGCGGTAGACCAGTTCCAACCGCTTGTCTGGCTCTGTGTTCACGCTTTCCAGCCTGGCTCTCAGGTCGGCAAGCCGTGTCAACTGATGCGCCTCAAGGTTTTGCCAAAGCTCGCTCTGGCGCTGTGAAAGCGTTATCCGGCTCATTGAACGAACGATTGCCCGTCTGCTGCGCGTCCAGGGGGCTCAACTGCGGGCGTGATGGCTTCGCCGCCCCTTCCCGCCGACAACTGGGCCTGAGTCTTCAGCTTCATGGCAATGCCTGACAGCGACACTTTGGCGTCGTTGAGGGCCATGCGTTCCTCTGCTGAAAGGTTGGCCACACCCAATTGCGCGTCGACCTCGATAGCCATGCGCTGCAGGGCGCGTTCGGCTTCGCTGTTCTTGTCTTCGGCCTGCAACTCCATTTGTGCGCGCTGGGTCTGGCCCTGTTCTCGCAGTTGCGCAACCTTCTCCGCGCTTTGAGCCCTGATCTGCGCGGCTGCAATCTGCGGGGGTGGTGGCGGCTGGCGCTGTGCCATCGCTTCCTTTTCCTCATCGGTCAGGTCGAAGGCTGACGGGTCAAAGCGCAATGATTTAAGCCATTCGTCACGGGTGCGCTTGGGGCTCATCTCGAACGCCGGGTTCAACGACATCTGCATGATCGTGGGTATCTGCTGGTTTTGAATGTCACGCTCTACCAATGCCGAACTGCCGCGTGCCGTGATGACAAAATCGCCCTTCATGGTGTCGTCCTCGACGTACTCCATGAGCCATGCGTGATACCGGCGCATGTGGGGCTCGGTCAGGCATGAGTCAAACAGTCGGGCAATGCGGCGTAGCACCGCGGTCCCGTTGTTGTTTTGTATCGTCCGGCCCTTTGCCGTCTCTTGTACGTCACCTTGCATGCCCATCAGGATCATGGGCATTCCCGTGTCCATCTCCATGCGCCGCTCGGCCATCTGGATGATGCCGTTAAGCTCGGCCTGCATTGAGGGCTGAATGAAGAACGTCATCGCCCGGTTGGCGTCCACACCTGAATCGCTGTCCATGCGCCATGTCCAAGGGTCGCCATCTTGAATCACGCCGGACGACACAACCTTATGCGGCTTTGCCGATGCGCCAGCGTTGTCCATTAAGTTGCGAGTAGCGGCCACCAACATGCGCTGCGCTGTGCGACCTTGACGCGCCACGCCAGTGCCCCACGGCATCCCTGGCCTGCGCTTCCACGGCAACACGTCATATGGGAACTCACCGTCTGGCAGCGGGTTCAATGCCGCCTTGATAACGCGGTCGTTCACCATCGTCATCTTGACGTGATAGGTAGCGTCTGGGTCTTCGCATACACACCCGGCAGTCTCTAAGTCAGTTGCGCTCAGTTCGCCGTGCATGTACCAGATTTCAAACATTTCCTTGCTGTTTGTCTGGCTGGGATTGAACCCTGTTTCGTTGCGCTTTCCAGGGCCTTCTTTGATCGCTGCGTCAATCTGGTCATCGAGGTACTTCGCAGCACCAGCACCACCGCGCAGTGCGCCCAGTTCCTTGGCTGAGAGATAGTCGCGCTCAAAAATCCGGCTTCCGTTGTGTATGTCCTCGCCGCAATCCGATGACGGGAACAGGTTCCACGGGTCAACGCGGAACGATGCCGGTACGGTCTTTTCCTGCATGAGCAGTTCGTACTTGCCGGTCTGATCGTTCTGCATCCATGCGCGTGATCTGCGCATGACTGGGACAGGCCCCTTCATGACGCCAGAGCCCAACTTGGCAGAATCGTCAATGACCTTGCGCAATTCAGCGTGGTACTGGCATTCTGTCAGCCAGTCATCGACTTGCTGTTGTGCGCGCTTTGCCGAGTCCTCTGCCTGCCGTTGCATGGATTGCAACTTGGCCATCGCGTCAGCCATTGCCTGGGCGGCTGGAGTTTTGACGTGCGGAGGCCCACCACCAGGCATCTGCGCGGGTTGCGTCGGAGCCTTTGGCTTGTCGTCAAACTCGATCAACTCGGGAATGGGCGTCGGGTCAAACACAAAGTTTCGGTCATCCGTGGGCATGAGCATGTCGCCCACACGCGCAGAAGCCGCGTCTACATACGGTTGTGTCAGGTTCGGGAACACTGTAGAGCCCGTGGGCCTCGGCTGGTCCGTCCTTGCCGTGCTGCCGCCCTCTGTCGGCTTTGTCCTTTGCGCTCTGAATTCGTGCCGGTTGGCGTCGTCATACCCTTGATAAAACTCTTCGTCTTCGCGCCAATCCTGCTCTATGCCAGAGTCGGCGCGAGCCTTGATGGCATCGTCACGGTAGCCAGCCAGCGTCAGGCCAAGCAACTCCAGGGCCTGCGCTTTAGCTATCGCTTTCGTGTCCTGCGGATTCATCATTTGCCAGCGCGTCGGGCAATCAATGTGCAGGTCACGGCAGCGCCAGTGCCGGGAGTCGTGAGGTTAGGCCGCGTGAATTCAGGCAGCTCGTCTACCCGCTCGATAGCGTCAGCGGTCTTGCTGATCGCGTTGCCTTGCGGGTCGGTCAGTGACAGATAGGTGGTCCCGTTGCCGCCTTGGATTGCTGCGGTAGCACCGCCCCACGTACCCAGCAGGTAGACAGTGCGTTCGCAGTATTGCAGCCACTTGCCGTCAATCGGCGCGCCGACGGCATCTGCTGTGGTCAGCGCCCACACGAATTTGACGGTGTTGCTGTCGGGGTAAGTGATAGTTGGATTCACGGTTGCCATGTCGGCTCCTTAAATGAAAAAGCCACCCGGAGGTGGCTTCAGTAACCCATGCCTGGGTCTTTGGGGGCCCAGGTGGATGTCGGTCGTCGTTTGGGCTCGGCCAGCTTGGCGAAGCGCAGCATCATCAGTGCGTAGCGGATGGCAGAGATCCGGTCGTCGTCAATCTTCACGACCTTGCCGTTCTCACGGTGGTACATCCTGATTTCCTCAAACACCTCGCTCAAGTGGCTGAAAATCTTCAAGCGCCCGGTCAGGAATCGGTCCAGCATGTCCATCAGTCCAGCCTCTACGCTGTTGCCTCCAGTGCCCTCTTCTTTACCCGGCTCGGGTGGGTGCGTTGCCTTGGCTTTGAGCATGCTCACTTGCGCATCGCGGTACTGCGTGGCCAAGTTCTTGCCAGCGGCTGTGTCGTTGTTGCCGTCATGCGGCCAAGACACTGGTATCCATAGGCCCTTTGACCTGAATGCTGCGGCATGAACCGCTGGTGTCTGGCCTTTCATCCCGTAGGCGTCGTAGACATACACGGTGTCGGTGTCGCGGTCATGGGCCAGCCAGGCGCCTGCGGTCGGGTGGTCCCAGCCAAAGTCAATGCCAGCGATGCGTGGCCAGTGGGCCGGGATAGCGAACGGCGGCACTTTGATGCTGCTTTCGTCAACAGGGAAGATCAGGCCAGAGCCCATCATTGGCGTGCCGTTGGCGCGGGCTTCGCGCTCGTGAGCTGGGTAGCTGGCGATGATCGCGGCACGCTTGGCGTCGGTGTAGTGCAGCGCATCGTAAATCGTCATGTTGGTGACGTGCGTTCCAGGCACCTTCTCCACCAAAAACCGCTTGACCACCTCGCTCATGCCCTGCAGCGGCGTAAATGTCATGTACACAATGCCGTCTGTGGCGTTGGTGCGTGTCAGGCACTCCGAGTAGATGTCCAATGGCGGCTCTTCGTCCAGCCACACAATATCCAGCGTTTCGGCTTGGAACTTCTCGCGGCCCTGGTCGTAACTCTTAAAGCCCAGCGTGCTCTCACCGGCCTGAACGTCTCCACCGCCACCGTGGCGGATGATCAGCGTGTCCACAGCATCAGCGACACCGCGCTTCATGCTCCGGTCCTTAATCGCGTCGGCAGGTATCGCACCGGTGCCGATGGCGTTGGATCGGCCGCAAAGCACCCGCTGCACCGAATCTCGGGTCACCTCGCTTGTCACACCAGCCGCCCATGCCGCCACGGGATGTGGGAAGGTAGCGCCGTCCCACCAGTCGGGGTAGCGGCCAGTCAAGTGCATACCCGTCTCAAACCCTGCGCTCCACGTCTTGCCAAGTTGGTTTCCGGCCTTCAGTAGCCGCTCTCGAACCAACGGGTCGGCGCCAGCTTTGTGAAATTCGCGCTGCTTGGGGTACGGCACATAGTCCGCCAACTGGGTTTTGCTCAGCACATCCTGCGCGCTGGCCAGCAAGGCGGCTTTCTCGGAATCACTCAGGGTGTCAACCCACGACAAATCAATGGCGCCCAAGGCCACCACCCAATTTCAGCACCAAGGCTTTCAGGGCTTCGCGCGGAACGTCGCCCAGGGGATTGGCTTGGCTGTTGTCCTTCTCAAACAGACCCAGGTGCTTCATGGCCTGGTCGCGGGCCGCGTTCTTGTCCAGCCACTTGACCTTTTTTGTGACTCCAATGGGCGCATCTTCATCCTTTCTCGCCCCCATCTCGATAACCTCAAAGCCCGACAAAGCCATTGCCGTGTCTTCGTCTAACTCATGAACGGGTTTCAGTGAGCCGTCGGCGTTGTACAGCCTCCGGGGGTCGAAGTGAACCGCTTGCGCCAAGCTCTTGAGCACGTTTTCTGTCGTCAACTCGTACTTTTGCGCAAGATTCTTGCGTCTTTCCTCCAACATCCGAATAGTTTCATGGTGTTTCAACAGGTTGTGTCCCTGCGAATACGCGCTTTTCGGTGCGAATCCGGCTGTCAAAGCGGCCTGCGTGGCGTTGCCGCCGTTCGTGATGTAGGCCTCAACAAAAGCATGGCGGCGGTCTGCTGCGGCTTGTTTCGAGCTGCTGGCTTTGGTCTTGGGCGCTACCGGCTTCGCCGTCTTCTTCGCTGCCACCTTTTTTGCTGCCGCCTTTGTCACATCATTCCCCGAACAGTGCCCCGGCGTTCATGCCTTTTGCCATCTCGGGGCGTTTGACTTTAGAGTAGCCGCGTTGTGCTGCGTCCTCTGGCGACTCTTGCGGTCCTGCGGCCATTCCACGGGCGATTTCAAGGGCTTCGTCCAGGCTATTCGCTGACTGGCCTTGGCTTTCGCCCTCCATGCCCTCCATGGGTTTGGGTTCAGGCTTGTCTTCGCGGGTCACTTTGTAAGTGCCATCGGGGTGGACGTAGATTTCAATGCAGTAGCCGCCCCCCCCTCCCTCGCTGCCTTGTGGTGGGGCGGTTGGGTCGGCGGGCATGTTGGCGTATTGGTCGTCCATTGGGGTCTTTCTGGGCTCAGATGCCCGGCTCGTCTTTGAAAATGGCGCCCGGAAGCAAGCCTTGATCACCGTCTGGGCAGGCCAAGTAAACATGGCCTTGCTTGTAGACCACCCAACAAGGGGCGTAGGTCTTGCCGTTAAGGATTGCCGTGGCCTGGAGCATCATGGGCTTGATGTACTTGGGCAGCTTTTCCAGCACTTCGGTGTTGACGCAGGGTTTGTCGGTCAGGCGAACGGTGTCGGCGCCCTCGCGGCACACGAGGTCAGCAGCCGTGATCTGGCTCACGGCCAGTGTTGCGATGGCGAAGATTGCTTTCATGGATTGCTCCTTGGCCACGCTTGCTGAAGGGTCAGGGCGTCAGAGGCGTGGCCTTGAGCCGCTGCCGCCAGTCGTTCAACTTCTCTTGTGCACTCTCCAAATATTCCGTTGAGGGTTGCGGTGTACTCACGGATGGAACTGCAGGAAGCGCTGGGCAAGTCGGTGCGGGCGGTATTGAGGTCGTCGCGCAAGCTGTCAGCAGTACGGCGGGCAGCAGCAGCAGCGGCTTGAGCTTTCTGGGCGCGGGTGTTTGCGGCATTCAGGGCCTCCTGGACCTTTTGGGTGTGGGCTTGTTCTTGGGCGCGGGCCTGGGCCACGGCTTTGAGGGTTTCTGCGGCGCGCTCGATCTTGTCTTTGTCCCACTTGGCCTGCACTCGGGCGGCGCCCTGGGCGTCACCCTCTGCAATCAGGCTGTCGCGCCAGTTTGTGTAGGCGAAGATGATCCCGGCCACCACGGCGGCGGCAATGGCGGCACGGATAAGCCACGTGGTCATGCCCACCCGCCTTTTCTCTGGCGCAAGCGCTCAATCACGATGTAGGCTCCGGTCGCCAATCCAATCACGGCGGCGGCCAACACGGCGTAGGTCAGCCACGGACCCAGAGCGTCCCGGATGCTGGCCACGTCCTGGGCGACTTGGCTGGCCACCGACACAGCCGATACGGCAGCAGTAGCGGTTCCCGCTGTGGCGATGGTCGACGTCTTCATGGTGCTCTCGGTGTCCACCGTCTGCGGCATCGGCACCGGTTCCGACTCTTCTGCGGGCTTGCCATACAAACCAGCTTCGGCATGACGTCGGGTTGTCAGGGCGGCCAGTTCTTTCCCGCCTGCCTTGTTCCACAGCCCAAAGGCCCGGCCAGCAGATGCAAAGTCGCTGCGGTTGTGGGCTTTCAGCACCGTGGACCGTTTGAATCCGTTGATGCCGATATTCCATGCAAGGCACGCCATGGCGGCCAACTGGTTCTCGTTAGGCTCCACCCGGCAGGCGGCTTTGATGGGATCGACGTACTCAGTCTTGAGTTCGACGGCCAGGCGGTAGTCGGCTTGGGGCCGGGTCATCACGTCGCCCTGCTTCACCCCTTTGGTGAATCCGTAGCCAATGGTCCAAGGGGCGCCGCTGAGGCTGGCCATGCTCTTGGGGATCTCCATGCCACGGTACACCATGGATCGCCAGAGGCCCTTTGCCTGCAGCGCCTTGCCCAGCGGGGATACCGGGTCAGGGTATGCCCGCCCAACAAAGTCTTCAGACGCTTTGAGCAAGTCGATCCCGGCGTCATTGATTGGGTAGTTCATGGCTTTCCTTCCCACTTTTCAGCGTTGAGCCTGTCAATAACGGCGTGCCCAATCTCTTCCATGCCCCGGACGGTCAGCATCTGGTGCGCAAGCTCAAGTAGCGTTGTCTGCAACACCTGATATTTCTGGTTGCACTCGTCCCGCTCGCGTTCCGCACGGTCCAGCCGCACAGAAACTCCAGCCAGTTCAACTTCCAGGCGATTAACGATGTGCTCAGCGGCGCGGTTGTAAGCCTGTTGTGTACTTGAGCTTGAGCTGTCTACTTTGTCCCTGTTCCACCATGATTTAGCTATCACAAAAATAGCGCCTATGGCAGCAATGGCACCGCCTATCAGGGTTCCGGTTGTCTCAGGGGATGGGTCTGCCATGTTATTCGTGCCACCCAGCCAGCACTTCGCGGCGCCACTGCGCCTCGCAATGTCCAGGTTGCCAGAAAAACAGGGTGTCTATGGCGTCAGCCGTCCATCCCCATACGGGTTGGCCCTTCTCGCGCATCCTGTGCGCCCGGCTTGACAGGGTTTCCGTGCTCGAGCCGCCTAAAAGGGCGTTGAACAAACAGTCCAGCCGCAGCAGGAATGCCACCACGGCGCCGCCGAACCCGACAGCAGCCAGCACAGCCAGTACGGCCGCCAGAATCAACAGACTGGCGGGGATCATCACCCAAAGCGGGAGACTGTTGAAGTTCATTCGCATCTCCTTTTTCGCGGATGTAAAAAAGCCCACCGGGTTAAGCGGCGGGCGTGAAGTTGGGCGGCAACTGCAAAGCCACTGCCCGAACGGAGACAACTGGGATAGGTGCGGCCTTGGAAAGCCCCAGCCGGGATATGAAAACGGCCACACCCAGAATCCGCGCAGCCGCTTACCCGCCTGCTGATGGGGCCAGCCTTGCCTTGCCGATCTGAGGGAGGGTCAGGGGCTTAGTCGATTGCTGGATTTGCGGGGATAGGTGCCAGCCCCGTATTGACTGAGCGCTTTGCCGGATGTGTGGGCGCTGTCTCAGTGGCTGGCGGAAAGATTAGGGTTTGTACCTAGAAAATACTTCTTGCACAATGCGCGACTATCGCATATATTCGAGGCATGGATTCACCGAATCCGCCGCGCCTCGGGACTCAGGGGTAGGAAAATCAAAATGTCCAAAACCATTACATACGTTGACATGCGCGGCGCCACTCAGACCGTGACCGAAGAAAAAGCGCAGCAGTTGCTGACCTACATCAGCAAGCAAATCAGCATCTGTCACGACACAGTTGCAGCCGCAAAGCAATTGCGTGATGCTGCTGGCGTCAAACAGTACGAAGATCAGATTGCCGCGATGATTAAGGTCTCCGATCAACTCACCATTGCTATCCTGGGCTAAGTCATGGCGGCACATGACAACCGTGGCCGTCTTGTCGTCAATCTCGACGGCAACTGGCGGCTATACACCACGTACATCCCGGTTGGTGCTCGCGCCCTTGGCGTCATCAACAGCAACGGCAAGACTGGAGCCCTTGTGCAAACCGCCAGCGGTATCTATGCCCGCGTCAATGCAGGCGCAGTTTCTTCGCTTCCCCAGCGCAAATTGCTGCTGGTGCTTGGAAAATCGCAGGCAGTTTGATCTGACCCCACCCTGAGCCGCTGCGTGCAGGGCCTTGGAGTGCAGTTAGCACACAGCGCCTCGTGGTATTCGGGGCTGAAGGACTCAAAATGACGTTAAAAATGGACGCAAACCAAGTTCGGGCTTACATCAACGCCAAGTACCCTAGTGCCATGAAGTCGCCATTGGCGCAGCAACTCGCGAAAGTTACGGCAAATGATGAAGCTGACAGAGCCATCGGCTTTGCACGCTTGCAAGCGGTGGCCACCGGCGCGCAGACTCGCCGCGATGCGGCTACTCACGCTGAGGACTGCTTGGATTCGTGCGATGGCTGGGAAGTTGAGAGCCTGGGCTTCAACATCGAGAACAACTTTCCTTCGCTCGATCCGGATCAGTGCGATGACATCGCCGAAGCGGTGATGCGCAAGCGTGGTCTGCTCTAAGCATATGCCCAACCACCCCAACCGCTCAAGGCACTCCAGCAGTGCCAACCCCCCGCCAGATGCTATCAAGGCGCTCAGGGAGTCCGCTGGGCTGTCTCAGACGGCTTTCGGTGTCGAAGTCCATAGCGGCCTGCGCACTGTGCAGGACTGGGAATCTGGGCAGCGCCGCATGCATCCGGGGCTGTGGGAACTGGCGACCATTAAAAATGCGCTCGGGCTGCTAACGAAAAAACCCGCGAAGGCGTGATCCTGGCGGGTGTGTTTGGTTGCGCAAGCGGGATTTGAACCCGCGACCTATGAGGTATGCTCCCATCGCTCTACCGACTGAGCTACAGCGCGTCAAAAATCGTCCAGTTTTAACGCAAGTAATTGCCTTGCGCCGTTGGGTTTCTGGCTCCCATCGGCTACCGGTCAGGCCGGAGTCCGCGAATAGCTTTGCTCTGCGGTCGGGTGCAGGATCGGTGAAGCGCACGACCGTTACCGGCTACTTCACTACTTGGTCAACCACCGGTCAACCACCTACCCCCTCGCAGAGCAAAAGACTGGAGGTTGCCGCCGAACGTGTCGGGAGGCGTGCCCGCCTCGTTCTCCCCGTGGCCTTTGGGGAATATCAACCACCAGACTTTTACGCTGTTTTCAGAGGCACCTATCCAACGAAAAGCGCCCCTATTTTTATCGAGGGCTCTCCCCTCACTTTTTAGGTTCCAGCATCCTAGCACACTATTTTTCAGCGCGCAAGGGGGTTTTTTACAGCCTCAAAAATCCAGCTTAGGTGCAAGTTTTGCCATCGCCTCGCCCCCAAAAGTGCGTTGTTCCCGGTCGATCTGGTCACTCAGCCAGCGCGCCAGTGGCAGCGTCGCGTCGTTAAATTGGTCATCAAAAGACCGCTTGCCCGTCCCCTTGCAATGCGTGCATTGGTGGCCCAGGCTGGGCGTGCCGGGAATGCGCTGATCCCCAACACCCCCGCAGGGCTGGCAGGTTCCAAAGCGGTGCCAACCTAGAACCGCCTTGGCCAAGTCTGCGCAGCCGGTGTCGGTGATTTCAACCCGCATCGTGCGCGCCCGCTTAAATGCCATCTGCGTCAGCACGGTGATAGCTGATTCCGGCTTGCCATCAGCGAACAGCCTGACCAACGCCCCGCCCAATGGGTTGCACCGCGCGGCAAGCCCTGACGCGCCCAGCACGTCAGCATCGGCCCATGTTGTGCCAGGCTCGGACTTGAGGTTGCTGCTGTTCACCGCGCTGGAGATTCGGTCAAGTATTTTCATTCGCGCCCTTTTTGGTTTTTCGTTCAATCACGCCCGGATAGGTTCCGCCTGGCGTCAACCAGTTGGTCAGCGTGACGACCTTTTGCGGCGCTGGAGCCTGCTGGACTGGCTTCACCTCCACCGGCTTTGGCGGCGGCGGTAAGGACACCCTCCTTTTATCCGGCCTCATTTCTGCACGTTTGCGCCAGTCCGGGGCCGCGCTGTAGCTGCAATGCGCCCCATCTAATCGGCGCTCGAGCGCAAGTCCGTGCTTTACTGCGCGCTGCAAATACTTGGTCGCATTGGTGCATTCACAGCCTGTCATAAACACCACTACCTCACATCCTCGCAGATTCGGCCCGTGCTGCTCCAGCACCTCGCAGACCTCGCGGATTCGAGCGCCTATGCTTCTGCCTTTGGTCATGATAATTAGTTCGGCTGACTTGAATCATTTCCGAGTAGTTTCCTGCCCATATTTACAACCCCACCGAAGTCGTGCCCCGCCTGCCTTGCGGCAATGCTCATTTTTGCAGCGTTGATTTCAACTTGGACGGAATCATTGAGCACCTTCATATTTGCCGCAATCGCCATACCCCTGTTAACGTCCATTGTCCCAGACCTCAATTCCATAATTGTGTCGAGGATCATTCTTCTCTGGTCGCCAAATGTAGCCAATTGGTTAATTTGCATTTTGCTTTTCCTTTAATTCAATTTTTAAAGACTTTTCATAATCAATTGCAAGCATGGCTATTGCCTTTGCTTTCTTTTTTTCTATTTCTCCGGTTGTGAGTTGTGTAAGTGTCTCGTAAAGATATCTCCTTAAGTTGTCTTGTGATTTCGCTTCTGTCTCCATTTTTAGTAATCTCCATAATGATTTTTGCCATTGGTAGCGCGCCTCTTGCATTTATTTGTTTGGGAAATTTTTCAACAAGCGCTTTACACATTGGTCTTCTGCATAAACTGTAAAAACCCTTCTGCAGCATATAACAGACTTTCATGCCAACGGTATCGCCAACCAATATATACCTTGTGCTTTTCCCGCAAAGCAAGCAACATCCTTCTTGCGACTCAATGACACAATAATTGCCAACATAGTTTTTTGTCGCATCATTAACTTGCTGCTTAGCTGTCTTGATGGAAAGCCATAAGGCGAAGCTTTTTTTCTTTTCTTCAATTGGGTGTGAAAAATATACGGGATCTCCGGGTTTAATTTCAACTTCAATTGCCCTATAACACGCCCGCCAGCCAATTCCAAAACAGTATTTTTTTGCCAGCCTCTCATAAAATTGATTTGCTTTTGCATTGGAAACAGCGCCAAATCGAACCGCGTATTTTTCGACAACATCTTTAATTAGTTGCCCTTTATGAAAATATCCGATGCCGCGATATTTATAGTAATAAAGACTCCCATATCCGCATGGGGTTCGACGCTGAAGCCTGTCAGCCAAGTTCATGCCATTCTCTCCAGTGGTCGCTTCGATTGCCCAGCCGCTTCCTTTGCCCCGCGCGTGTCTGCGCCCCATGCTTTTTCAATTTCCCGGCGAACGGTTTTTGTGAATAGCGCCCCCTGGTCAAACTTCGGGTGACAGCCTGGCCGACCCGGCGTGTCGCAGCAAAGCGGGAAACAAAGGCGGTCATCTGTTTTGATGCCCATGCCCTTGCCGGTGTTGGGGTGGGCGGCTTGGCTCAGCCCAGCGATACCGCAGTGCTTGCATGGCAGCTTTGCCACGAGCCTGCGGTATCCCTCATGCTCTACTGCGCACTCCTTTGGCACCGGCACCACATCCCCGCCAATGCGTGCGTACACCACACCTTGCAGAGGCGTGATGGTTCCTGGCTCGCGGTCGCGCAGTTTGGTGGGTGGGGTGTAGGTGCGGGGGAGCATGGTTAGGCGGCTTTGCGTGGACGCAGAATGCTCGCCATCAGGTCGTATGTTTTTGGGGCGCTTCGGGCTTTCGTCCAGCCAAGCCCCACTTCCGCCAAGTGCGATGCCTCCACCTCGTCCCAGCGCGACACCAACGCGGCCCATTCCTTGGACACTTCGGCCATCTTCGGAATCAGTGGGCGCAGGCCGGGCGCCTCATCCAAGAGCTTGAGACACCGGTCCAAATCATCAGGGTCGGCGGGCGCGTAAGGCTCCGCGCTCTCGCCAAATGCCAGCCACATAGCCATGCACTTGCTGCTCATTCCTACACGGCCAAATGCCAGCCACCGAATAACTTGCGTAGTCGTCTCAGACATCATTCGTTATCTCCAGATCAGCCCAAGGCGCGGGCTGTGTCTCTTTACAAAATCCATGGATCGCCAGCGCCACGGCATGCGCCTCGCGCTCGTTGTCTGTCCTGCGGCCACCAGGCAGCACCCAGCCATCAGCGTGCTTTTCTCCGCTCATGGTCACTGTGGCCTTGGCAAAGATCACGCGGCCACACCCGGCGATAGCGTTTTTGGGATCGTCAAATATTGCGGTTTGAAAATTGATGTTTGGTGCGTCATTTGTCACGTCTAACCTCCTTCGGTCGCCGCCAACCGGGCGGCACGGTTTACTTCTTTGCTCTCTTGGCCGGGGCCTTCGCTGCAGCCTTCTTCTCGGCGGCCAGCAGCGCTTCGCGGGCAATGGACTTGCGGTCTGGTTCTGCTTTTGGTGCTGCGGCTTTGCGGTCAGTCGCGCGAAGGTTCTTCCACGCCAGATCCAGGGTGGGGTTGTTGCTGGGGCCAACGACAAAAGCCATGGTCATGCTCCTTTGGGTCGATCAGTGAAAGTGACACCGGCACTCGTTGCGGCCCATGCCTGACACTGCAAAATGAACAGGTAGAACTCGAAGTCCAGCAATGCCTCAGTGCTTTGGCCAGCGTTGAACCGGGCCCGTAGGTACTCTTTCCAGATCCA